CGCTATACCTCAAACAAAACAAGGTAAACTTATAAAGGCTATGAATGGTGTAGCAGATGATACATTACAAACTATTTTTGACAATCAACCTCCGGGAAGTGTGAAAGATATAGATGAGTTAGTTACCAATATATTAGACTCTGCTCCTGAGGGTTTGTTAAATAATAACTTACCTAGAAAATTACAGGCGATAATGGTAGCAAGACAAGCAGGTATAGACTCTGGATTTAACGTGTCTACTCTACCTCTTAGTTTTGATCAACTAAAGGAAATGAGATCAAGTATAAGTAGGCTTTTGTACACTGCTAAAAACTCTAATGCTACAAACTCTGGTGAACTTGTGGCTCAATACACAAGAATGTTAAATGGTATAAATAAAAAGTTTGGTGAATTTAAAGTTAATTTAGGTAAATCAAATGAAATGGATGTCGGTAATTTGTATCTCACCGTAGACGGAGTACAGACAACAGCAGCAGATTTACTTGTAGATGCAAATAATAAATACAAACGATACAAGCAAAGATTTTTTGATAATGATGAGATTAGCAAGATGTTAGGCTTAGGTATAAAAGACGGTAGAAAAAAACATGACATGAATGGTAATTTTCCTACGGGTATACAATACAAAAATGATCCTATAACTTGGATAGATTTTAATAAAATTGCAAATATGGATACAAACAAGGGTCTTGTATTTAATAGAAAATTTAATCAGGGATTTGGTAACATAAGACGTGGCAAAGAAGAAGTTGTAGACATTGACACAGATCATGGAAAAGCAGTTAAAGCTAGTTTAGAATTAAATTTTGGTGAGTGGGTAATTGACATATACCAAGAAGGGGAAATGGATTGGAATAAGTTTGAACAATCCCTAGTAAAAATTTCACAAAATTTAACTGGCGTAGACCGTAATGGTAGAAAAGTATCTTTAATTAACGTGGAAAAAATACTTAAAGACAAAACTGCATATGCTCCTAATAATGTTAGAAAAGAAATTTGGGATGCAGGAGAAAACAGAGTTAAAAATGTTGTAGATAGAGCATCTACTAAAGTTGTAAATGAAGCTATTGATTTAAGAAGAGATATGGAAAAAACTAGGGATTTTATATCTAATTTTTCTTCTGATAAAAAAGATTCTAGGTCTATATTAAGTGGTATGCTAGATGGGGGAGCAAGTAGATTAAACAGAATTAAAGAAAATTTAAAAAAGGCAGGCAGAAGTGATAAACAAATAAATATAATTTTAGAAGAATTATTGTTAGATGAATTAGACTCTACTGTGTTTAAAAAAACAGGAAGAATGGATATAGGAGGTAAAAACAACGCTAATTTAATTACTGAATATGACATGGATGTAGAACAATTAAAAGAATTAATAGGATTTAACGGTGGTTCTAGAGCAACCATAGTAAAAAATATACTTGGTGAAGATAAATATAAATTCTACGAAACGATGGTTGAGTTTATGGCTAATGAAAGTTCTAGAGTAATGGCTAAAACAAACTTAACAGGTGTTCCTAGAAACTTTTCTTTAGAGAGTTATATTAGTAGATTCTATTCTATAAATAGAGGTGTTATATCTGCAAGATATGTAGGAACAGAAGCTGTACTACAGCAGTTTAGACTTAAAAATCATAGCGTATTTAAAGCGATGTTAGCTGATAAAGAGGTAGGTGATTTATTTTTAAAAATGATTAAAAGTGGAAAGCCTTTAGACGCAGGAGACGAAGCTAGGTTGTTTAATGGGTTAGCAAATTCTTTAATCAAGTATAATTCAATGTATGAAAATGAACCTGAGAAAAAAATAACGATAAATGATAACTACGAACTTAACTACAGAGAGTATGGACTGTCAGGTCGTGATCAGATAATAAGTGCATACACCGATCAAAATTTAGAATTAAGAAAATCAAACCAAATAATAAGGAGAAGATAATTATGAAAATGTACAACAACGGTCAACGCAAAGGCATGATGTACGGTGGTGGCATGACCCCAAGAAAGCCAATGATGTATGGTGGTATGGCTAAGAAAAAGAAAAAGATGAATATGGGTGGACTTGCTAGTGAAAACAGAAAGTCATCTGCAGGTCAAGCAGGCATGATGAACCCGATGGGTAGCATGACCGAAAAGAAAAGATTTAGCATGGGTATGTTGTATGGTGGTCAAGCTAAATTAGATATGAACAAAGACGGTAGGATATCAGGTAAAGACTTCAAGATGATGAGGAAGTAGGCTTATCTCTCTGTCTAGATATCTTACGACCTTTAAAGAAAACAATTGTATTGATAGTGGTGTTGATAGTTATGGCAATAACTAGCCACGCTTCCCACCACTCCACTACAAAAATCTTCCCGACTTATCCATAACCTCTTGTGCAATTGATCTCAAGTATCTTATAAAATCTCCCACCTTATTTGTACCCTCGTACATAGGCAGTCCTGTATTCATAGTTCTTTCAAAATCATCAGGCTCAACTGCATCATATAATATCTCTACATTTCCATCTTTATTTAAAAACGCTTCTAGTGAAAATAATTTAGCTTTTACTTTGGACTTCATTGATTGGCTCTAATTTACTTATAGGTAGGTTATAACAATCGGTTCTAAATGTAAAACCGTTGCTTGGGTCTACTTGACCTTTCTTATACCGAGTAGCTTTAGCATAGTATTCTTTTTTAGAAATGCTACCTAGTATCCAAGCCTTACTGAGATCAGTCAGTATTCTTACAAACACATAACTATCACAGTCTTGCTTAGTACCATGAGATGCAACCGAGCAATCATAATTAGACTGTGGCTTAGTATTACAACGTTTAGTCTTAACGTCAATTCGATTCCCATCTTTTACTAAATCATAGTTAAATGTGTTTGCTTCAGTTGCCCCAATGATATCAGCTACAATTATCTCGCCTATCGCACCTACTATATTGCTAGTGCCACCTGTAATACTTCCCTGCAGTATGCCTACAGAAGAAGCTTTTTCCCTCGCATGACGCATATAATTTTCGCTGATTGGTACTTCGATCATTAGCTTGAACTCAAGTCTACGACTTCACAGGCATCTGCAGTGCAAGCCAATTCACGAGAACCACTCGTATTGTCTTCCTTTTCATACTTAGAAAACTTAGTCCAATCCAAAGTAGATGGCACACGACCATTCCATTCTAGATACTCTTCAGCTTCTATGTCCTGATAAGGAGCTTGTTGGTACGTGTGATCAGCAAATGGTAAGAATGATACACCCGATGCAATATCAAAGTTATCATACAACCATGCTCCCACTTCCATCCATTCCTCTTCCTTTACAGTAATAGTTACAGATGGTTTATGTTCGCACCAATTAAGTGCATAGACTTTCCATAGTTCTAGTTGTTCTATTGCACTCATCTCTGTTCTAGTGATAGCACCACTAGGAGATTTCATAGGAAATGAAAAGACAGTAACACTGTCAGGTTTCATCACATCAGGTTCAGCAGGTATGCCCTCTTCTTTCATAAACTGTGTGAGTGGGTCTTTGTTATCTCCACGTACAGTTCTAACATAAAAATCATTATGTCTAGCATGTATACCTGATGCAGAGTCTGTCAATTGAGACACCGTACCACTTGGCTTCACACAAGTAATTGCAGTGCTTCTAGGTATACCAATCTTCTCTGCATATTCTTTGTTTGTTTGTATTGCTACTTGTTTCATTTCCTGTAACCAAACCTTTGAGTCTACTTGTTTAGATAGTACATAATGATCCATGATACCTGTTAATGATACACCAAGCAAGCGTTCTTCTTCTGTATTTGTTTTCCAAACTTTACGCAAGTATTTTAAATCTGTAAGGGTAGATTGAAAAGTACCTAGCATGGTAGCAATACGTACCTTTGATCGCAATGACAGTAGGTCATCGTTCTCTCTTACTACGACTTCAGATAAGTTACAGAATTGGTAGGGTCTGAGTATAATCTCACTACATGGGTTAGTTCCCCACATGTGTCCTGTCTGTCTTCTACCATTCTTAGCTACCTGATCATCGGCAGCCTTACGATTGAACATGCCACGTTCACCTGATTTTGACTCATACAGAGCCAACCATTCTCTCATGTAGGTTTCCATAGCAGGCTTGCCTTTGTAAGCCACAGAGTTGTTTGCTAAGGCTCTTTGACCGTTTGCGTTCCACCACTCTCCTGACTTTGCATGAGCCATCTGATCATCATTAAGATTAGATAGGCTAATTAGTGCAGATCTTCTAACACCACCTACAACTACAACCTCACCAACTTTACACATAATATCGTGGCACTCTATTGGAAATAACTTTCTTCCCTTTGCACCCTTGAATTTATCAATAGTAAACTTAAATAAGTTAACAAGAGGGTCAGGTCCTGATGCTCTCCCACCCATAACTTTTAGCCTTGCACCTGCAGGGCGTATCCTAGATACATCCCAAGATGGTATCATTCCTGAATAAAGTAGAGCCACGAGTTCACGAAATGCTTTTGCCCACCCTGCTTTACTATCTTCCACAACAATCACCACATCAGACTCTTGCATGTTCTCACTAATGATAGGTAGCTTATCAATGTTCTCTCGTTCAACAGAGAAACCTACACCAGTGCCACACATAAGAATGTACATAGCTTCATCAAAAGATCGTGGACTATCTACTGGTAAATAACTACAGTTGTAACCACAGACGTTATCTCTTTTCAACGCAGATCCTGCAGTCATCATAGCTCTCATAGATGGCATAACACTGAGATTGGTTATGTACTCAGTCATGGCGTGTTTATCGCCTTTTTTTATTTTATAGTTATGCTTTTCTAACAAAGCTTCTTCCATAAAATCTACATACCTAGAAACTGTTTCACCCCAGTTCTCTCTTCTTCCCTCTTCTTCTAACCAACGAGCATATCTTGATTTGTGTATGAACTCTTGGTAGGATGTTGGTAACATATTAGACGACATCTTCATCTTCTCCTATTGTTTTAATTAATCTATTTAAATACCACTTTGCTTTTTTTAAATCTTCTACACCATTCTTATATTTATATCTACAAATATATTTAAGAATGTTGCCCTGAAGATATGTTTCAAACCCATCACCTGTGACAGATTTTATCATGTCAATAGTCTCTATGTTTGCCTTATTGTAGTGGGCAGGACTATTAACCATATCCAATTCTAAATTATCTGATTGCATATTAGCTTGTTCTTCTTTCAATCTTTTCATCATATACTCTATATGTCCGATCACTGTTCTTTACCAAAATCTACTTTAATTACATTTTCAGGGATGTCAAGCTTATCTCCTGTTTCATCTTGATATTGTATCTGAAGTTCTTTGGTCGCAAAGTTAAATTCTATTTCAGACTCACCACATCTAAATACTTCATCACCTCGTCTACGTAGCAAAGCCATTACGCCCTCGTGCATAATAGACGCAACTGAATGATCTTCAAAGGTTTTATACTTCTTGCCTGTTGTGTCGTAAGCTACCAGATGAAACTGATCGTCTGGCAACTCAGATATAATTATATAGTATTTATCTTTCTCTAAACTCATAAGAGTATTCATATCTTTCTTTTTCATTTCTTTAACCACTCCATAGGTATTGATCCCTCTGCCCACCTGAAGTCGTGCTTAAGACACCAATCGGCATAGGTAGTTTTACTTCCTTTGTATATTCTATTTCTAGCGTTCATAAACACCATACGTATATCTAACTTCTTATGTTGTTCTTTTACCAAAGCCATCTTAACTCTATCTGCTTTATCAAACTCACCTTTAGCTTCAATGTATATGTCTGTAGCAGGTATGTAGAAATCAGGAGTGTAGGTACGTACTTTAGGAACATAAAGTATCTTATGCTTTTCGTATTCAAACTTTATCTTATTCTGTATCAAGTTCCTAGCTAGAGCTAACTCAAACTTAGATCTATATCCTGCATTACGTTTAGCCACTATGTTATCCCCACTCGGATTTTCCAACTCAATGACTCTAGGCGTTTGTTTATATATCCTGCCATCTTTGGGGATTGTTTTTCTATTGTGATAAGCTCGTCTAACAGGGGATATATCGGCACACATAAAATCTTTCCATAACTAAGAGTGTAGTTTATTGTTTGAAATTCATTTTCTACTTTCATAATATCTCTAGCTTCTGTTTCAGGAGTAACTGCACCCTGTTCAGAGAAGTTGTTTCTTAGAGTCAAAGGTATTCCTCGATCATGTTGTCTAAGGAATGTTATATCCCTACCCCCACCAATACCTTTATGAGACTCAATGTATACGTGATACAAGTTCTCATTTAACTCAAGTAACTTAGTTTGATAGTTATGTAGATAGATCGCTGACATTACAGTGTTTTCTTTTTTAA